ATCCAGCACAGTATAGCCCAGATAGTGGACTTGCCTACTCCGTTCGATCCAAATTCCGGATCAACTTCGTTAGTACCTCCTTCTAGGAAGTAGAGCCCTGGTACCCTGCCAAAATGGAAAGTCGTTTTGTCTGAGAAGACCCGAAGGCCTTCGAATTCAATTTTCCGTATTTTCATTGCGTTTTGGGATTGTTACCGCTCATTGGTGTTGCGAATTCTTATTTGTGACTTTTCTCCAGTCACAGCTAATACCACCAGCGTAATGAATAGCACAGCGCGTGCCATCACGCAAACGAACTATTAAGATTTTGTCTGCCATAAACCCGGACGGCCCGTTGAACTCGTACACAGTAGCATTCAGCTGCGGATACGATCTTGGCTTCGCTTTCGTACCCGGGTCGCATGCACCTATGAATAAGGTGCCTATCAATACGACTACAAGGGCTGATATAAGTATACGTTTGCAGAATTTCATGTACTGCTCCTTAAGGATTGGATCTTGCTGTATTTTCCGTATTTTCATCTTCGATGTAACATGCTGATAGACCGTCTCGGCGGAACATAAACGTGCGGCTGCCTTGATATACCGTAATCATCATGGAATCCTTCTCCGCCTCACGTTTTGTAGTTTGAAATTTCCGGGTCATGTGATTAAATTGACAAGTGACAATTTGGTCAGAAGCATAGTATGTATTACGGGTTTGATATATACCTATTACCGCCCCTATCATAAATGCCACGCCTACACTCGCAAACCACAAAGCAGGATACAATCCTTTAAGTATGTTTAAAATGCCCATGCCCACCCTCGTCTGCTGTATCCCAATCTCTCTTAAAGTTTATTATCGCCTTCTTCAAAGCCTCCTCGAACAAATCGTAACCTGCCTTATGTGCATGATGAAGCATCAACAGCAGACAATCGGCAGCCTCGACTGGATCATGGGAAGGATCGACAGTCCGTTCAATAGCACTTATCAAATGCTCAATGTAACCAACATAAAGATCTTCTGTTAATTGCTCAGGTGCTTTGTGACTCGTATCGTTTTTTACCCACTCAACAGCCTCCTGCAAATTAGCACTACCTCCCGCAAACTCAACAGCCTCCTCTCGGAAATGAGAAGCGATAGTATCTAACGTAGAAACAGGAAACGTTTTATCAGCCCATTTTCCGTATGCATCCTGAAAAGTATGCAGTGGTTGGTACCTGCTCAAACTAATTTTATTACTCATGTCAGTCCTCCACCAAGTCAATGCCAATCTTCTGCTTTGTCTTATCTATCCCTTTTCGCTTGCTAAAATTGGAGACAACCTCAGAAGGTCTCTTGCTTTTAACAATCTTTCTCTTCTTACGCAAAGGAAATTTCTTATCCCTCACCAAAGACAAGGAGCAGAGTTCAAAGTCCAAAGCTATGCACTCTTCCTGAATCTCGCGTTTGAAAATTTCTCCTATTGAGATTGAGTGCTTGACGTGTACCCGCACCTTTACCTGGTCACCGGGATTTGCATCTGCCTTCTGCAAATCCTCAAGCTTGTATATGTCGATCGTCCTTCGTCCGGGAAGCTCTGTCTTCATCTCTCCCATCAAAAGCTCGCACGGAGGAACAGACACTCCGCATTCGGTAACCGGGTAAGAAGTCAGTGTAATAGCCCTACCTTCAAAATGGTCGTTGAACCTCACGCTGTACGGACTGCCAACATATATGACAGGCCCTACTTTCTGCGGAACGTGGATATCCCCAGAAAATACTTGTCCTCGGAATCTGTCAAAGTATTTAGGGGCTAGTCCTTCTTCCATCAAATATCCATTCGATGTTAGGCTTCCTATCACGGATTGATGCATAAAAACAAGACTGCATTTCTTTTTATTCTTCTGCACTTGCTTGTCCGTTCTCCATTCGTCTATCGGATTCCTGGTATACGGGAGAAACAGACAGCGTTCTCCCTGTATCAGCCAACTTCTAGGATGTTTGATGTAGTTTATGTAGGAGATCTGATTCAGGAATTCAAAGAACGGAACATCCGGGTCTATAAAATCGTGGTTGCCTTTGAGAATAAAAATTTCCATCCCACTCTCTACGAGATGTCTCATCATCAGTACAATCCGATTGACGAGCTTCGCGGAGTGATGATCCTTAGCATCCGTTAAATCGCCCAGGATTATCAAATTCTTGTCGTTGTGCTCTTTGTAATAGTCCAAGACGAAGTCAAATATTCCCCAGCGATAGGAATCCGCCTTCTTATCGGTTAAATGCAGATCGCTTATCAATAGCATTTTTTAATTCCTTTTTAGCAGGCTCTATCCTACTCTCATCGTTCCAGCCTTCCGCGTCTTCCATTCTCTCTGCTAATAAAGAACCTAGTCGATGGCACTCCGCAATAAACTTATCCTTCCTGAATTTTTTAGCCAACATTTTCTCAACCACAGACTCAAACGTCTCCACTCCTGGAAAACTAGACGGTGGAAGCACTCTCTCCATTTTTGAAGCAACATGCTCCTCAAGATCGATGCACATGGAAAATCTTTCTCCGAGTCCGGCATCAAATGTTAATGTCAACTTTGGTTTCATAACGCCCTCCTACAAAATAATGAAGTCCTTCTTTTTTGCATCGGGCTCATGCTCCCGCAGGAATTTCCTCCATGCCTTACCACGAGATGTTGCCGTAATAAATACGGCCGGCTTCGACTTGTCCACATAATTGAATGCGAATCTCTGCATACGTTTTTTATTCTTTCCCATTACTTCTATCTCTCCTCAATGTCCACTATTTCAATTTTAACACCGTACTCGGCAGGTGGTGGTGTATCCCCCACCCGATACTTCTTAGCCTTCTTCCGAAAACGCTCAACTATTACCAAGCCGAATGATGTTTTAAAAATGCGCCTCCCGTTCAAGCTGTCTACCATCTCACTAACCGAGCGCTTCATATGGTTGAGTTGATTTTCGGCGGTGGTGATTTCCTCCTCAAGAGAGTCTCGGTCTAGGCTTAATTTCTTGAGGTTCTTTGTCTGCTTCGCCCAACTCTCCACATTCTCCTGATCGGTGATTGGCCTCTCGGCTTCTACGTCTGTCATAATTCTCTCCACTTATCAATCTTCCACAATCCAATAAGAATAGCCTCCGCCCTTCCCTCATGCTTTTTCAAATGCAGTTCCGCATCAGGGTAAAATTCTTGAGCAAGTTCTCGGGACTTCTGTTTTGGTTGTTTGATCAGTCCGTGATGGCGTTTCCATACTTGCGGACTAACATACGTTATAGGAATGTCACAAGCTTGCAAAACGCCCTCAATAACCCCAACTCCCCGTCCAAAAGCAAACATTCCGGCAATCCCTTGCCCTGGCATCGACGCCACGCGCTCTAGGACAGCGCAGGACGGCCTTTCACGCTGTAATAGCGATGCTAGTACGTCTCCAGCTACTTCATAGCGCATATGCCCCTTGGAGCCGGATTCGCGCAGCGGCATATCGTACAGTCCGAGCAGTTCTAAATTCAGCGTTCCTAGGAAGGCTAGAGCACCCCTGTTACCTGGATCAATTGCGACTATCACTCTTCTTCATACATCTTTAAAATATTGTACGAAGCTTTGAAACGATGCTGATAATACACTTCGTCAGCCTCCTCTTTTGTGTTAAAAGGAACTAGTGTGGAAGTCACTACTGCACCTCCTCCGGCGAACGATTGGCTAAACGTAATCAATAATCTAAACATCAGTACTTCGTCTCCTTCGGAAGGAAGTCCATTTCAATAGCAATCCAAATATCATGGACAGCTTGTTTGATTTCCTCCATCCTCTTCTTGCGTCTCTTCGTCGGCAATCTTTTTATCTTCCTAGCTTCCTGCAGAACAGAGCAGCCAGCTTTCAATCCTACTACCTTCAATTCCTCAACAGATTTCAGCCAAGCTAGGGAAGCAAGTACATCGTCGATGCCGTATCCGAATATCAAACTGAACTCGACTTCCCGGAACGGGATGCCTACTTTGTTCTTCGTGATCTTAGCCCGTATGACAACTCCATAAGCCCGCCTCACTCCGCGAACTGTTCTGTAAAGCTTTTTCACTTCTGCTAGATATACGACTTGAGACGCATAAAAGTCTAATGCCTTCCCTCCGCTTCGGCTCCACTTCCTACCGAACGCCACGTTTATCTTGTCACGTACCTGGGAAACAATGACAAGAGTGACCTTCGCTTTCTGTAATTTGCGTTTGTTACGGCGGAAGAACTCTGACATGAGTTTGGCTTTGCTCGCTCCGTATGTCCCCTTCTCAATATCCCTTTTCAATTCGGCCTTGTCAGACAATGCGTCAAGACTGTCTACTATGTACAAGCCAGGAACTCTTTTCTTAGTTACGCGGGCGCAGAAGTCGGTGACATCCTTTTCCAATTCCTCCACCGTGTCAAACTCCTCCTCAAATTCCATTCTGTCAAGGGGAGCGCCTAGAACTCGGGCATAGTTTTTGTCAAACGCCGCTTCTGCTTCCTTGTATCTGATCATTCCCTTAGGAACAGAGAGAGCAAAGTTGGCGCATACCTCAATCACCAACAATGTCTTTCCTGTGCTCTTGTCACCAACAATGTTGATGACACGGGCTTGAGCATACCCTCCTCCCAAAGCACAATCTAGCAGCTCACAACCACTGCTGATAAACTTCACCCCCTTGTTTGCAATGAAGTAGTCAGCAGCAGGAGGACTCCGTTGTCCTCGAATTGGTAGGGGTCTCATCTACGTCTCTTGCGTTTCCGAATCTTTTCCTTTTCAGACTTCTTGGCTTTACGTTTCTTCGGCTTCTGGAGATCCAACTCGTCGCATACTTCATCGCGAAGATCCTGCATCTCGTCATCGTCCTCGTCGTCAACGTCGCAGTCTATATCCAAGTCCTCTTCCTCAACGAGCTCTTCCAGTTCATCGAGATCCATATCTTGGACTTGCTTCCAATCTACTTCGCTTTCTTCCTCTTCCTCTTCTTCCTCCTCATCACGAGAACGGCGCTTCTTGCCTTTCTTCTTGCGCGGGGGGTCCTCTTCTTCCTCATCACGTCTGCGACGTTTGCGCCCTCCGCGCTCTTCCTCTTCTTCCTCTTCCTCTTCTTCATCCCCGTCGTAACCGCCGCCAGCATTAAAGATCTTCTCGATCTCGTCATACTCGTAGAACTTTAGGATTTCAGGGAGAGGCGTTTCGACAGCGTCTTCCAAAGCCGTCGCATTTTTCAGCTTGCTAGACTTTCTAGCGATAGCCACACCAGAATACTTGGTGTTGATACCCTTGCCTTTCTTCGTAAACTCAATATCGTATCCGTTCACCGGATCATCAACATCGAGAACCTCACCAGTCCGCTTGTCGACTGCCAACGTAGTAATGTCCGCATCCATAGTCCAAGGCATTGCCCACATCAGCAAGCCTTCGTCTTCATCATCACGATCAACAATGTACACGCAAACCCGTTTGCCGGCCTTCAGCTTGTCAGCATACTCTTTGTCACCGTCTTTCAACGCTCTAGTACGCTCCTCACAAATAGGGCAAGGATCATTGTTCATGACATTCTGACACAAGAAGGAATCGCCATCAGGACCAATCCCGTAATGGACAAAAATCTCCAGGCCATAATGCTCCGCATCATCAAACGTCGGTGGCAGGATGCGTATCAGATTTTCGTCCTCGTGAGCACGGAACGTCTTGACATCATCTACATACATACTCCTGCGAGAAAACCCGGATTGATCAGCCCTTGCTTCCCACTTTTCCTTGTCCCGGCTCTTGTACTTGAAGTTGCCTCCCTTTTTAGAGCGCGACCTTCTCTCTTTCTTTCCTCGTCTCTTTTTCTTTGCCACATCTTTCTCCAAGGTTCTTTTGTTTCTGCTTTCTGATTGATAGTTCTCATGCATCGCCAAGGACACGAGTCCCTTCAATGCAAAACTTTTCTGAACGTACGCCTCCTTCAGTGCCGCCCACCGGTCTTGTATATATACAGCATCTGCAAGCCTAGCATTCAGCTTTCTATAGTTAGGATGCAAAGGAATTTCCTGTTTGATTTGGGTCTCCGTTATCTTTTCTTCGTCCTGCAAAGCGGCAGAACGGAAAGCAGCGGCTAGTTCAGAAAACTTCTTATCCAATCTCATCTGCTTTCTCTTACGAGCCTTCATCGCTTCAAGATAGTGATCACTCACCGTGTAAAATACACCGGGGAAATTTGCAAGTTCTTCGTCAAGACTTTCCTTGTCTATTGTCAAAGAGTTTTCGAAGAACTTCAATTGCTTCTTACTCATAGTAATACCCTCCCAAGGGCTAAGAGCAACGGCGCTTTCTTTTCGTAATCGCGGAACGGTTCCGAAAACTCATCGAGTATCGAAAGCATATGCATATCCTTGCTCTTGGTCTTGCTGCTCAACAGGACTTTGGCGGTGTAGTTAACAACCAGTATCCTTATTCCCTCCATACTATCGCCTTCCATTTCTGCGACTATCTTTTTGCATTTGCCAAAAGATGCTCCTGACATCAAAGCACGACATAGCGCAATACCTTCCTCGCCTGCTACATCGGGCTCGTCCAAAATCTTTAAGACTGCTTTCTTAGTCTTACAAGCACGGGTCTGGCTAAGATAGACCAACGCCTGTCTAACGCTTCCGTCTGCCTTGCTTGCGATAGCCCTTAATGCTTGCCGAGGAGGTTTGATCTGTTCGGCAAAACATATTTCATCCAATAGTTGCTCGATCTCTTTGATAGAGACAGGCTTCAAATTGAAAGCATGGCACCTAGTTTTGATGGTCTTAGGTACTTTCCCAGTCTCCGTCGTACAGAACGCGATAAACAAATGCTCGGGAGGTTCCTCAATTACTTTCAGCCACGATGACCACGCCTTACTCGACAAGGAATGACACTCGTCAATTATCACTAAGCGTCGCGTGTCATATCCAAAAGCCGGAATTTCAACCATCTGTTTAAGATTGCGCATGTCTTCTACACCACTTGTCGTAGCAGCATCAACTTCCAAGACACTCCGATAAGAAATGCTTAGCTTGTACCCTAGTATTCTAGCCAGAGTTGTCTTTCCAACACCGCTGGGCCCCGTGAACAGATAGCTGTGAGGCAGGGAATCGCTTTCAAGTAAATGAGATAGGCTTTTGACTGCGGCAGACTGCCCTACAACATCCTTAAGCTTCTGCGGGCGATAGCGGACATGGAAGGGCCTCAGCACTTCTGGCTCTTTTTCCTTGATTATTTTCTTCATCTTCCTGGCCATCGCGGAAACATAACCAAGACAAACATTCCCGCACTCGCCATAGCCACTGCGGCGGCTTGTCTTGAAGTGATCTTATATACCC